TTTAAATAAAAGAGCCAGCCCGAAGGCTGGCTCAGTGTCCGAGGAGAACACATCTCACCATTTACCGTAGGAGGGAATTGGCTCAACGTGGTCATCGTATCACAAAGTTCGCCAAACGCGAATACCCCATTTATTGTTTTCTGCGCGGGTAGTTACCTGCACTAACATGTTAAGTTTGGCTGTTATATGTTTTACTTGTTTACTTGCCTTTACTGTATTCACGCAGGGTATGAAGATTGAGGCACCGACAGTGAACTTACTCCAGTCTACGCTCATCTCAACCCCGTCAGGATTTAGCTTAATCTCCACTATAATTGTTTATGAGTAGTGAGGTCACACGGATTGTTGGCAGGTCTGTCCCCTTAGTCAAAGTACATCTGCACATCTCAGAATCATACTTATCCATTATCAACCCTATTGTTTCTTTGGCACCTATCTGTTCTTCAGATAACCACTTTTTGAAGTAGCTCTGCTCCAGCATTAGCGTGTTGGTATCCTTCTCCCAGCGACCCACAACGTTGCCATATATTTTTTGCTGGGAACTGAACCCTGTCAGGGCATCTGTTTTGTTGTTGCTAACATTGACCATGCCGTTCAGGTTGGTGGCAATGTAGCGGCCAATGATCTGCTCAATTGACTCAGCTTGGTTGATGACGTTGAGCTGGTTCTGTTCAATCACTGTGCCGATGTAATTCGATAACTTTTCCATATTGTAGTTTACCAATCCTAGTTTGTTAGCAATGATGACCCCCAGTAATATACAGGCAAGCCCCGCCGACCAGAACCTGTTTTCACTGGTCAGCCTAAATCTCTTAATAACCTTGACTCGCCACTTATACAAAGCCTCCTTAATTTCTTTATAGTTATCCAGCACGTACTGGATAAAGATCGGCCCAGCAACTCCGTGGTTATTAACCAGCGCATGGTTGAATTTGTCCTCATTCACATCTGGACGTGGCACCCGACCAAAAAAGCATTCCATTACACGCTGTGCTTCTGCATTGGGATTGCTCTTGTCCATTGCGATGCGCTCTAAGATGCTGGTGTTAGCGGTTGTTATTGCTATCAGTGACCACGGGCCGCCCACTGCCATCTCTTCTGAGTCACGGTTGAGGCGTATTTTCTCCTGCCCCGAGCTGAGCGCGTAAACTAAATCACTTAGATTCTCACCGGATAGGTTAGTTATCTCATCAGTGCACGCAAGTATGCTCTTATACATTGCTGTGCGTTTCATGCGCCCATTGTCAGTGTCCTTAGTCTTCAGCCTTAACACCTCAGGCTCACCCCACACACTAATGGCGGCGTCCAAGCAGGATGTTTTACCTATACCGCTGCCCTTGCTGTGTATGTGAAATCCGCAACATGCCACGTTGTCTATCATGTCCATCAGGGCGGTGCCGAATCCCATACCTACTATCATCTGACGCGACTCCATACCAGTGCCCGCGTAGCAGTTCGCCATGTAGCTCCACTGATCAATGTTCCCTTTACCTGCCAGAGCTTTAAACAGGTGCTTGGTGGTCTTCAGTGGGAAGTTATGGGTAGGCTCCCTATGGGCATGGAATATCCTATCGCCGAGAATGAAACTCTGACGGTCATCAGTCCAGCCGAACTGCCTATTCACGTCAACAGCTTTGCGTTCAAGTTGTAGTTGTATCACTGACTTAGTAACGTAGCTTTCTATATGCCCCCAAGCGTGTGGCGAGATAACACCCTCGCGTGCCAGAGACTTACGCATCTCGGTGGGGTTCTGTAATTTCTCAAGCGGTACTGTGAATTCCCTGACACCGTCATAGGGTAGGACGAGTACGAATACAATAGACTCTCCACTGCCCATCGGGTCATTAATACGCTCACGCACATAGAAATCATGATCGTATATGAGCATTGTCGTGCTTTCACCGTTATCCTCTACCTCCATATAGACTCCGGCACCTTTGGCTCCCCACTTAAACGGCCACGGGCATCGGGGTCTCCCATCTACCGTTAACTGCGTAGAGGTAGGCTCTGCATCCCATCCGACGGCCAGCACAGGTGCTACAGGTGCTTCGGCGAACCGCCTGCCGAGTACGATGGGTGACCTGATATTGCCCCAGTGTTGGCACTTGGTGCAGATATGGGGGTTGATACTGTCGAATTTGTCACACAAGTATGGCCCAGCAATGCCCTCCAGCTTCTTAACTGTTTCACCCTTATTGTAGTCTGGGTGTTTTGCGGATATCTCATGAGCTATGGTGTCGCCGTTTTTGCAGAACTTTGCAATAGACAGTCCCGCTCGCCACAGCGGCTCATCGACTTCAGCCTGATGTGTTAGGATTAACCCTAACTGGGAGCACCCCTCACCAGCAATAGTCTTATCCACTATCAGCTTCATGCTGTTTTCATAATTCTCATCATAGCCAGTCAGGTTAGCGTCTGACTTGATCAGCGCCTTCATCTTTTCTGACGGCTTGAATATGGTAGGTACTGGCGTCACATCACCTATTAGATTGGTGAGCACATCGAAGTCGTGTAGCTTGACTACATCGGTTAGTACCTTTACAGGGTTAGGGGGGTTATCTTTATAATTATTAGTTTGGGGCACCCGTAGCACACGTGCGGCATCTGACGTGACAGCAGGGTCACAGATCAACCCCTCATCTACTGTAAGCCGTTTGAGACGCTCAGCGGCAGGGAACCATTCGTTGTAGGGCACAGGCTCGGTCAAGGCCCAGTAGACGTGCAGACCTCGACCAGAGTCAACCACGGTTGGGGAGGGTAGACCTGTGTCCCTAACGAATTTCTGTAGGGCATTTATAGCCGTTCCTTTGGTGGCGTACCCCTTATTATTTTTGGCTTTATCTTCACCGCAGTCGATGTCTAGGAATAATGCCTGCGTGTGTAACACGTTATCAACAGTACGGTTACTGTCGTCCTTAAAAGATGAGAGTGCAAAGTAGGTATCATAGCCGTTTTTATTAAAATTGCGTGCCGCGTATACAGCACTACCAATTGAATCATACAGCTTCTGTTTTTTATTCTTACCGTTTATGGCAAGTAAACAGTACCACCCATTATCGGGTAATACGTTACTCAAGAAGTCATGCGAATCCATGTGTCGCCCCTCGGTGCCGAAAAAAAGGGCACCCATCGGTACCCTTGCGGCGTGATAAAAAGTTTAGTCGTCCCAGCCAGCAATCATACTGGCTAAATCTTCCTTTTCATCAGGAGCTATAGTGGATTCCGCTTTCTCCACTTTGGTTGGTTCAGATATATCTTCCTCGTCCTCTACCACTTTCAGCTTTGCTTTGGTCTTGGTCTTAGGCTTCTCGGCAGCGGCTTCCTTACGCTCCTCTATGTCTAAGCGGTTACCAGCTTTGTCTTCCATCGGGCGGCCAGCCCTGTCAACTGGGACTTTGTCAGTCTCAAACACCTTAAACTCAATAGCGTGCTCAACAGCCTCAGTACCGCGCAGCGCCACAGCTAAATCCAGCTCAGTTTCTTCCAGCGGTCTCACCGCTTTGAAGAACAGCTTAGGCACGTCCGCGTCTTCATCGAAGCGCATCTCAGTCACAACACCAATAGATGGCATGTTATGAGCCTTGAGGAACCGAGCGTACCCTTGCATGGGCATTTGGTTTTCTTTGGCCTCACCGAAGATGCTGGTTGCCGCTAACTGTAACTGGTAAACGGTTTCTATATCACCTTCTATGCACACCGCCAGCCGTTGTGAGTACCTGCAAGCGCGAGTTTGGCCTTGACCTGAACCCTTGATATTCTGAGGGCAGTCAGCGCAGCGAGTCGCCTGTGGTTTAGTGGCATCGGCATCAGGTGCATCAGTATCGGCAGACCAGCACACAGGTGCTGTTATATTATCTGGGTCATACGTACCCTCATAGAAGGTGCGTGCTACCGGTGCCGAATCAATCACAATCATGTTCATGTGATCTGACTTACTGACCTTCATCTGCTCACCGTTGACCATCTCACGGAACTTACTACCGCGCAGACTAATGCGGCGAGTCGTGCCAAAACCACCGCCGACTAACTTATCATCGGCTTCCATAAGAGCTTTGTGACGCTCACTCATTACAACGGGGGTGTTATTCCCAAACAATCCTACTTCTTGCGACATAACGTATTCTCCTAGTACAGTTCAATTGGTTTTTTAGCTGGTTTTGCCGTTGTGAGTACCTCATCAGTTGCTTCCAGCGGCCCTTGCACCAGAGCTGTTTCCACAGCGCTGAGCTTAAACCTGTAGGTAGTACCCAGTTTCATATACGTGTTCTTCGGTATTCTATCTTGCCGAACCCACGCACGTATTGTGGAGATAGACACACTGAAGTGTTTAGCCACATTTTCAATTGGAACATACTGCTCCTGTTCATTCACGATACTATCCTCCTCTCTTTTTGGTTGGTTGCTTGACAGTCATTACATACTCGGCATCCACGTTGAGACCGGGGGGTATGATGTCTGGGTTGTCTTCCATAAAGAGCCTAACGTTGGTCTGGTTAAGACTCTTGGTGTAGAACTCAGGCACTCTGTGTTCAAGAATAAAAGCGTTCATAGACTCCCAGTCGCTAGTCCAGTACTTGGTCTTAACTGAGCGTATGAACTGCCCACCATCAGTGTTACCTGAATTGACGCCGTTATCTTTGCAGTACTGGAGCAGGACTTCTTTGATCTTATCCATCTGGGATACGATTGCGGCATCCTCGTCCTTGAATGCTTTAGTAATCGCAGCCCGCTTCACGCGCATTTTGATGAATACGGCGGTCAGTTTCTCCAGAGGGATTGGTGGTGTGGTGGTATGGGCTGGCATTCTATT